TAACTTTATTGTATATAGTTTTGAAACATCTAAGTCTGAATTAGAGAAAGATGGTAGATACATCAACCTAGATAAAATTGTTACAAGTAATAGTTCTGTATTAGGTGATCCTGACCATGATTCAGATTATGCTACTTCTGGATTTACCTTTAATGATGAACCTCGTAAGAAGATGGTAGCTTATGAATACTGGGGCTATTGGGACATTGATGGTTCGGGTGTTGTAAAACCTATTGTAGCTACTTGGGTTGGTGATGTACTTATTAGAATGGAAGAGAACCCATTCCCTGATAAGAAGTTACCTTTTGTAGTTGTACCCTACTTACCTGTTAAGAAGTCTTTGTATGGAGAACCTGATGGTGAACTATTAATAGATAATCAGAAAGTAGTTGGTGCTGTTACTAGAGGTATGATTGATGTATTAGGTAGAAGTGCTAATGGTCAAATAGGTATACGTAAAGATGCATTAGATGTAGTAAATAAACGTAAGTGGGAAAATGGTTTTGATTATGAGTTCAACCCGGGTGTTGATCCAAGACAAGCTGTTATTAATCACACTTACCCAGAATTACCTGCTTCTGCTTTCCAGATGATTATGCATGAGAACAATGAAGCAGAATCTTTATCTGGTATTAAGGCATTCAATGATGGTATTACAGGTGCAGGTTTAGGAGATACAGCAGCAGCAGCACAAGGTGCTTTAGGTGCAGCAGCTAGACGTGAACTTGGTATTCTTCGTAGACTATCAGAGGGTCTTAAGAGAATTGCACGTAAGATATTAGCAATGAACCAAGAGTTCTTATCAGAGGAAGAAGTGGTTCGTGTTACTAACCAAGACTTTGTAACTGTACGTAGAGATGACTTAGCTGGGTTCTTTGATATTAGGTTATCAATCTCTACAGCAGAAGCTGATGAGCAGAAAGCTAAAGAACTTTCTTTTATGTTACAGACCACTGGACAGAACTTTGGTTTAGAGATGTATAAATTAATACTTGCGGAAATTGCAGATCTGCGTAAAATGCCTGAATTATCTAATAAGATAAGAGAATATGCACCAGAACCATCAGAATATGATCTAAAAGTGCAACAAATCGAGTTAGAAAAGCTTCAGCTTGAAAATGAGAAGATTAAAGCTGATATTGCAAAATCATATGCCGATGCTGGAAGAGCTCAAGCAGATGCTGGTAATAAGACTGCTGATACTGATAGAAAGAATCTTGAGTATGTGCAGGAAGAGACCGGTGTTAATCAAGAGAGGGATCTTGAGAAGAGTAAAGCTCAATCAAAAGGTAATATGGAATTAGAAATACTTAAAAGCAAGTTGGCACCTAGTAAAGAAGAATCTACTAAGTTAGCTTCACTATAAAATAATTAAACTGTAATCTCCCTCTAATATATAGGAGGGAGGACACAAAAGGAGAATATATATGACTACACCATTAGAACAAATTAAAGAAGCACGTGCAGAAGCTAAAGCTATAATCGAACTAGCTAATCAATTAGAGAAGCTACGTAAGAACCGTGCATTCAATGCAGTATTTACTGAATTCGTATTTAAAGAACTTCCTGTTCGTTCAGCTAATGTATTTGGCCGTCCTGAATTAAATGAAAGTGCACAGAAGAATATTGATAATACTCTTGTTATGATTAGTACTCTTAATCACACTTTATCTAATATCTATACTCAGGCAGAACAAGCACAACAAACTCTTATTGAGATCAATGAAGCTGAAGCAGAGTATTTAGCTGAAGGGGAAGATGAATAATGAGTGAATTAACTATGTCTGATGAAGACTTTTTAAACACATATCCAGAAGACTTCGATACAGCTCCTCAGGAGCCTGTAGACGAATCTGAAGAAAGTACTGTACAAACTGATCAAGAAGAACTAGAATCCTCTGAGGATGCTCCTGAAGAGTCAGAAGAAGGTGAATTAGATCAAGAAGAAGCAGACGAGTCTGATGAGGTTCCTGAGGAAGATGAGCAAAGCGAATCTGACGATGAGGAAACCGAAGAAGACGAAGTTGGTGAAGAAGAGGAAGGAAGTGAAGATGATATTGACTATAAAGCTCAATATGAAGAATTACTTAAACCATTCAAAGCTAATGGTGTAGACATGCAGGTACAATCTGTAGATGAAGCAGTGAAGCTAATGCAGATGGGTGCTAACTACTCCAAGAAGATGACGGCACTTAAGCCTAATCTTAAAAAAATGAAAATGTTAGAAAATAACAAATTGTTCGATGAAGATAAATTGAATCTTCTAATAGAAGTTGCAAATGGTAACCCTGATGCAATTACTAAAGTAATAAAGGATAGTGGGTTAAACCCATTAGACTTAGACATCGAAGGAAGTGAATACACACCTAAGAGTCATACTGTTGGCGATAATGAAGTAGAACTGGATGAGGTTATATCTCGTATACAAGATACAACATCATTTTCAGATACCATGAATATCGTTTCTTCTAAATGGGATGAATCTAGTAAGCGTAGTATTGCAAGTGCACCTCATCAATTAGAGGTTCTTAATGGGCATGTAGCCAATGGCATTTATGCTACTGTTACAGCCGAAATAGAACGTCAACGTATGTTTGGTAACTTGTCTAATCTTTCCGATTTAGATGCATATAAACAAGTAGGTGAACAACTATTTAATGAAGGTAAGATCTCTTTGGGTCAACCTAAACAAGATACACCTAAAGAAGTATCTACTAAACCTACTAATGTTAAAGTGGATAAAAAACGAAAGGACAAAAAGCGTGCAGCTAGTCCGACTCAACATCGAAGTACTCCGACAGTGGAACCACAATATGATCCATTGAATATGAGTGACGAAGAGTTTGAGAAACTATTTAATTAATTTAGGAGAAATAATACATGGCTTTAAATGATGTAGCTCAATCACAATACCGCGATCCAGTAGGTGGTACACCGTCTGATATCGGTCCACAATTCCGTACAGATTATTACCATAAGAAAGCGTTAATCGAAGCACAGAAAGAACAGTACTTCTCTCAGCTTGCAGATGTAACAGCGATGCCTAAGCACTTTGGTAAGAAAATTAAGAAATACCACTACATGCCTATGCTTGATGACCGTAACGTAAATGACCAAGGTATTGATGCCGCTGGTGCAACTATTGCTAATGGTAACTTGTATGGTTCAAGTAAAGATATCGGTGCAATCACTGCTAAGTTACCTTTACTATCTGAAACTGGTGGTCGTGTTAACCGTGTTGGTTTCACACGTATTGCACTTGAAGCAGATATTCAGAAACTTGGTTTCTTCCACGAGTTTACTCGTGATTCATTAGACTTTGATACTGATGAAGAGTTGTATGAACATTTATCTCGTGAGTTAATCATGGGTGCGAATGAAATGACTGAAGATGTATTACAGATCGATTTACTTAATGGTGCAGGTGTTGTTCGTTTCGGTGGTGTTGCAACTACTGATGCAGAAGTAACAGGTGAAGGTGTAGATAAGTCTGTAATCACTTATGAAGATCTTATGCGTATGTCTATCGACTTAGATAACAACCGTACACCTAAGAAAACCAAAGTAATTACTGGTTCACGTATGATCGATACTAAGACAGTAAACGCTGGTCGTTTCTTATATATTGGTTCAGAATTGATTCCAACAATTACTAAGATGACTGACCCGTTTGGTAATAAAGCATTCGTTCCTGTTGAACAGTATGCATATGCTGGTGACTACAAGAAGGGTGTTAACTTCATCCATGGTGAGATCGGTAAAGTAGATCAATTCCGTATCGTAGTAGTTCCAGAGATGGCTCATTGGGCTTCTGCCGGTGCTAATGAAGTATCAAATGAAGGTTACCGTGCAACTGGTGGTAAATATGATGTGTTCCCAATGCTATGTATTGGTGCAGAGTCATTCACTACTGTAGGTTTCCAAACAGATGGTAAGTCTGTTAAGTTCAAGATTACTACTAAGATGCCTGGTGAAGCAGTTGCTCATCACCATGATCCGTTTGGTGAAACTGGTTTCAGTTCAATCAAATGGTTCTACGGTACTTTAATCTTACGTCCTGAACGTATTGCTCTTGCAAAAACTGTTGCTGAAATCTAATAGCAACTAAATAAGGAGGGGAATGTTTCCCCTCTTTGACCCTCCCTAATAGAAGGAAATGGAAAATATGACTGATGAATTACAACTAGACGAATTAGAATTACTAAAAGGCCGAGCAGATGATATGGGTATTAAATACCATCCATCAATCAGCTTAGAAAAACTAAAAGTAAAGATTGAAGAAGCTTCTGAACCAAAAGAAACAACTAAGGTTCCTGCTACTAAAAATGAAAGACGTAAGGCGTATATTGATGAAGCTAACAAGTTAATCCGAGTACGTGTAGTTAACATGAACCCTAATAAACGTGACTGGAAAGGTGAATTTATTACTGTATCTAACAGTGTTGTAGGTACTATTAAACGTTATGTAGAGTTTGATGTTGAATGGCATGTTCCTAACTTTGTGTATAAAACATTACTTAGCCGTAAGTTTCGAATAACTAAAGAAGAATCAGATGGCAAAGGTGGTAAGATTTCAAAGAACAGATTTATGCCTGAGTTTAGTGTAGAGGTACTTCCTCAATTAACTGAACAAGAATTAAAAGCACTTGCTGCTGACCAAGCTAAACGCGGTGCAATTGATAAAGATTAATAGGATCTTTATTCTTTAATTATAATAAGTCCTACAGTACACTGTTAGGACTTTTTTTATACTAGGGGAAACTTAATGACAATTAATAATAAGGAATTAACTATAGCTTCATTGACTGGGGGTTCTGTACAAGGTGCAGGTAACTTCGATGAGATAATGAGAGCAGTTAAATCTCACCTAAGTGATGAATACAAATCTGGACGTATTACAGGTGATATGTATACACAAGCATATATAAGTGCATTGGACTTAGCTTTAACTACAGCTAACTCTTATACATTACAACACCAAGTAACGAACCAACAAGTCAAATTACTTGATGCTCAAATAGCTAATGAGCAACTAAACAATACTCTTATCCAAGCACAGATAGATAAAGTTAATAAAGATACTGAATATGTAACTAAACAGATCCTTAAAGTAGATGATGAGATTGCATTGGTTCAAGCTCAGGTAGCTACTCAAACTAAACAATTAGAAGTAATGGATAAAGCTATCCTTAACGCAGATAAAGATCTTGAAGTTAAAACATCAGGTATTGCATTGCAGACAGCTCAAACAGCTTTAGCTAATCAACAAGTTACTAATGCTGTGGCTCAAGAAGAACAGATTCGTAAACAGACTCTTAAACTTCAATCAGAGATTGATGTACTGGAACAAAGAAAAGCATCTGAGTTAGCTCAAACAAGTGATACTGTGAATGGTCAACCTGTAGGTGGTGTACTAGGTAAACAAATTGCACTTTATGGGAATCAAGCAGAAGGTTATATTCGCGATGCCGAACAAAAAGCAGCTAAGATACTTAATGATACTTTCCTTACCCGTGTTACTACAGAGTATGATAGTGCTGATGCAACTACTGCCGGTCAAAGTGATGTTGAGGTTAGTAAGGTAATGGCTAAACTTAAATCAGGTATTGGGGTAGTTTAATGGGATTATTCTCCAAAACTAAAACGTATATTGAATCTACTTCAGTACCTTTATTTGCGGAGACTAAAGGTTCACTAGAGCAGACTATAATTAACGCTGTAGTGCAAGATAGATCTATTTCTGATGATCTATTAACAACCTCTTTAAATGGCCTTGGACGAAAGTCTAAGGTCTTTCTAAGCTATGCTAAAAGGAATTACACCTATGGCTTACCTGAAGGAACTGTTGAAGTTAAACATGCAGGAGCCAGAGCAATTCAAGCAGTATTAGAGGCTGTAGTAGATAGTGAAGCTTTACTAGAATTTAGTTCATTTGGTATAGCAGATGCTACTATGTTTTCACGGGAACACTTAATAGTTAACAGGGGTTGGAATCCTGATACTAATATTGTATCTAACCCTAACTTTACTCCAGTAGGTACAGTTACACTATATTCAGCAGAGTGGGTAACTAACACTACTATTAAACTTACTTATTTACATGATACTGTTACTAATTTAGCTACTGAAACTATTACAGTACCTTATACAGATTATACTAAACAGTTTTACCATGCTGTATATACTATAGGTAGTTCACCTACTTTATATTACTGGTTCTATTCACCTAGTGAAGGTTTATATGAAACTTTGAATGTGTATGAAAATGTATTTGAGTCAGAGTATTTTCCTGTAGTCCCTATAATTAGAGATAATGTAGACCTTACTGATGATAGTAAAAAGAATACTGAGCTTTACCGAACCAGTAAACGATTATTAGATAAGATGGGATTAGACTTTAAGAACATTGGTTCAGGTGTACAAGAGAGTCCTGATATTAGTGCAGTAGATCATGCATATATTAATGTAAGTGCTGATGTTCAGTCAGAAAGTGAAAATATTAAAGCATACTTATTTGAACACTTTGATTACCTGCTATCTAAGCAAGAATTTGATAAAGAATATTCAGATAATTGGGCAGAAAGTGGAGTACTTCCTCCAGGGTATAACAAAGTAACTGTAAAAGAAACTGAGAATGATTCTGGAGAGATTGGCGCCTTTCATACTGAGTTAGGGTTTCGTTACATAGAGGAATCTATTATTACTGGCAATCTAGGTAAGATTGGTACAGTTACAAGAGAGACTGTTATTAGATCTCCTTTAACAAGTAAGTTTTATAGTGTAGAAGATAGTTATATGTTATGGAATAAACAAATATCAGATACTCAGTATCGTCAATTGAAAGTAGTAGGACTTAAACATATAAACTATGTCTATGGTAATAAAACTATTGATACTTCCTTAGAAGATAGTTTAGAGGAAGACAGTGATGACTTTAATATCATGGTTAATGTTAAAGTATTGGATAGATTCACTATTATAAAGAAGAGTGATATTCTTAATGATTGTTTTAGGATATGTTTAAACTCTGTAGAAAGAGTTAAACTTAAATGGTATCAAACATCTATTTTTAAAGCTTTAGTTATAATAGTAGCAGCAGCTATATCAGTACTTACACTTGGTTCCGATGGGGGTAGTACTCTCGCTTGGGCAATAGGCGTTACAGGTGCTACTACATTTGTAGCTCAGTTAGCTGTGGCCATATTACTTAATACAATACTTTCAGTTCTTACCACTAAGTTAATTGATGTAATTGGGTTAAAGAACTTTGCATTACTTCAGTTATTTGCAACCATTTACTTAATGTACTTAGGTAATGGTCTTGCTATTACAGGGGAAACTTTAGTCCAGTATGTATCTGGAATTAATACAGCAGCATCCCTTTATTTAAAAGAAGAGTATGCAGATTTAATAAATGGGTATGAGCAGCTTAGGGCTGAACAAGAGGAAGATCAAGCAGAATTAGATAAACTAATTGAAGCATTACCTACAGGATTTTTAGATCCTTTAACATTTTTAGATACAACTATGCTTAGTGCTACTTTTGGGGAAAGTCCTGAACAGTACTATAATACTAGGATACATACTGGTAATATAGGAACCTTAGCTTTAACAGAGCCATCTAAGTACGTAGAATTAAACACACGTTTAGAGGGTATCTCAGATAGGCCCGGTTTAAACATTTTATAAAGAGGAATAATATAATATGGCAGATTTTTTAAGTAGTTCTTATGGGCAACCTACGAGCTTTATGCCTCAAGGCGCACAAACTAATTACCTAGCTAGTTTACAACAAGGTATGCAAGATACTTCTAGTTTTGTAGATGCTGGTCTAGGTGATTTAAGTGGTATCAATCCTTCCGCAGGTGCTCAAGGTAATAGTCCTTTTAGTGGATTCTTTACTAATGATCAAGGTGGAGCTGGTTGGGGTACTGCCGCATTAGGTGCAGGTATGGGCTTAGCTCAAACCTTTTTAGGTTTCTCACAACTTAATGAAGGTAAAAACCAAAATAAGATTGTACAAAATCAGTGGCAACAACAGTTCGACATTCAGAAAGGTGAATATGATCGAAGAGTTGCACAACGTGCAGAACGTATAGCTAATAATAATGCAGCTAAGAAAAGCGTAGGAGGTTAATTATGGCCATTACTTGGAGAAACATAGGCCAAGCTAGTAATCAAGGTAATAGTCTTATCTCTGGAGCTGCTGACACTATTACAGAGGGTTTAGGTTCTATACGTAATGCTGCTAGAGAAGTATCACAAGAACAAATAAGACAATACAATGTTCAAGGTGATACTAATACTGCGGACATATTGAACCAGATTCAAAATAGTAATGATCCTAGTAGATTTAATATTGATGAACTTACTTCACAGTTTGGTAATCAATTTGATGCAGGAGCTGTTACAGGAGCTATTGGGGATAGGACTAAAGAGTTAAGAGGTATTGCACGGAATCAGTTCCAAGATACTTTAGCTCAATCTGCTGAGAATCGTGCAGAAGAACAGTTAACTTTAGATAAGGCTAAAACTACTTCAAGTATTGCGCTTAACAACCAACGTATTGAAGAAGGTGATGCTAGTCTTGCAGAACAGAGATTAGCTCGTGAAAAGCAAGATCAGATTAAGAAGTTCTCTAACTCATTACTTGAAAGCCTACCAGAATATGGTTCAGAGAAAGAGCTTAGAAATGCTGTTATTAAACGAGGTAAAGAAGAAAACTTAACTACTGCTGAGATTGGTGCACTATCTAATGAGATCAGTACTGTATGGAATCAATCAATTGGTTCAAGTGACTTACAACCTGCCATTGAGCAAGCTAAGTTACAAGGACAGCAGGAGAGTGTTTTATTTGCACAGGAGGCTCAACGTAAGTTAGATATTAAAGCTAAAACTGAGTGGGGACTTAATCCTGTTCTCCTTAATATATCTACAGATACTAGTGTAGATGAAAATGAAGTATATGCTAACTATGATGCTAAAGCAGCAGATGCTAATGCACCATGGAAAGAAGATAATACTGAATACTTTAAAACACAGTTTACTAAGATGTTTCAACGGGCTCCTACAGGTGCAGAAGCTAAATATTTCTTGGCCTTAGCTTTTGAAGAAGGTGCAATATTTGGTCTTACTGATGAAGGGCTTAATCAAGATCTTATCGAAACTCCATTAAAAGAGTATAAAGCTATGTTAGAAGATTCAGATAAAGTAACAGCTTATCGTGAAGCTAAAGATAATATTAGATTATATCAACAAGAGTTTGATAAGAATGCTGAGAACCAGATTAGAAAGTTACAACGTCAGCAAGTCAAGGCGAACCAAGATTCATTTAAAGGTGTGAAGGGTAACCCTGTTACACCTAATGACTTAGATCTACGTAGTGCTATACCTGATAAACTAAAAGATACTAGTTGGATTTATAACTTAGGTAAGGGTAATCCTTCTAAATCTAAGGACACATCAACAATAGAAGGACTTTCTACAGATATTCCAGATCAATTTAAACGTAATAATTATTTTTAGTTTTGGAAATATTAATTTAAAACGAGTATACTTCATAAATCAGGTCTAAACAGGCCTGATTTTTTAATTTAATGAGGAGAAAACTAAATAATGGATCATCAACAATATAATGCTAGAACTTCACAAGGACTTAATGAAACTGCTAATAGTAAGCAGCAAGCCCTTAGTCAAGTTAGTGAATTAAAAAGATCTAATCTTCCAACACAATCTGAAACTGCTGTTACAAATTTAGATCCTCAAGCAGCACGTTTAAATGATTTAAATACATTAGAGTATAATGCTTACAGAGCTAAGTATGGTTTTGATGCAGATACTGCTAATGAATATGTACGTCACAAATTTACAAATGCAATTAACCCTATTCTAGAGAAAGAAGAACTTCAAAGAACTGCTGATTCACAGACTGGTTTAGATGTTGCTGCCGATTCTTTACTAGGTGTTGCATCAGGTGCATCTAACTTAGTAGGAGGTGGTGCAGCATTCGGTTTAGGTGCTATAGCTGACCCTGCTTCAACAGTTGGTCAAGGTCTTAATGCAGTTAAAGAATTTGCAGATGACTTTGTAGGTGCAGATACTGATTATGCTGATTTAATTATTGGCCAAGATTCAATGAACCATAGAACCAAAGGTGTGTTCAGTGAAGCAGAAGAAAATGTACGTGAATTTCTTAAAGAGAATGGAGTTACTACCGGTTCAGAGTTAAATGTATTAAACGCTACTCCTGATAATTTGGTACAGGATGTACTTAAAGAAGCTAGTGGTATTACATTTGAAGCTACAGATGCTGTGGCAGATTGGATTAAATCAGGTCAGTCAGAGGCACTTACAGCTAAGACTCAATTACGTGCTGAGGAAAATGAACAATACCGTAATGAACTTAAATCTAAATTAGGGGAAGATTCTACTTGGTATGAGAATGCTAGTACTAATGCTAAAATTTTAGGTAACTCTTTCTTTAACTTAGTTCAAGACCCAGCAGCAGCTACAATAATGATAGCTGAATCTGTACCATCTTTATTAGGTGCTGGTTCTATTGCTAAACAAGTTTCAGATAAGTCATTAGATAAAGCTCTTAAAGAGAAATCTAAATCTATTATTGAAGAAGTTAAATCTAAGAATGGTGATCACTTATTCAGTAAAGAGTTGATAAATGCTGAACTTAAGAAAGCTGAAGTTAAGCCTAAAGATGTTCAAGGTGCTGTTAGTGTTGAAACTGGAGCAGTTGTAGCCTCAGGCTTTTTAGAAGGCTCAGGTGCAGCTACAGAAGCATATAACCTTATTATTGATACTGATTTCGATACTTTAAATAAAGCATCTGATAGATTTAATGTACTTGTTAAAGAAGGCAACTCAGAAGAAGAATCTAGAAAGTTATTAGCTACAGAATCTGCAATGGGTGCTGGTGTAGCTGTTATGGCCATTGCTTCAGGTATTACTAAAGTATCTGGTGCTGCTAACGTAATTAATAGAACATATGGTACAACCAAAAGTGCTATGGGTGTAATACCTCGTTCAGTTCAAATGACATTTGATGCGGGTAAAGAAGGTATTGAAGAAACATTCCAATCATTTATTGGTTCTGCTGCTACCGGTGTAGTTAAAAGAGAAAACATTGATCCAAGTACTGATGTATATGGTGAAGCTTCGATAGCTGCCGGTGAAGGTGCACTTGCGGGTGTAGGTACTTCCGCTGCATTGGCAACGCCAAGAGCTATAGCTGATGGTATCAATACTGCTAAGAAAGGTTCTAAAGAGTTTGTACAAAAAGCTGGTAAATCTACACGTAAAGCTAAAAGTATTAAAGATAATGGTATTACTCCTGCTGATGTAGATGTAAATCATACTGAGTTCGATTTTACTGCGACTATTCAAGGCATTAAAGCTAGAAACAACGTAGAGGGTATAGCTCCTGAGGAAATTCAAAAGAATGTTGATGAAGCTGGTTTAGTTATTAATGATTACATTGATCAGTTAGAAATTCTAAATGAATCTTTAGGCGAACCTGGGATTACTGAGAAAGAACTTAAGAATCGCCAAGCTAAGATGACTAAAGCAAAAGAGAATGTAATGTCAGCTTACAACGTAGTCGAAGAGATGCGTACTAAGTTAGAAGATAAGAATGTATCTACTGATGTTCAAAGTGCTGTAGAGGGCGATACAGAAGCTGCTACTCGTGTAATGGGTAGTATGGCTATATCTCCTAATACTGTTTCAGAGGAACAGGTAAAAGCTTTATTAGATTCAGGAAACTTAGATGATGCTCAAGCTCAACGTGCACAAGATCACTTAAATGTAATAGAGTCCTTAAAGACACTTGATGAAGTTAATAGTGATGTATTATTTGGTGGTGAGGGTTTCATGGGTATTCAACAATACTTAGATACTATTGGTTCATCTGTACGTACTAATAATGTGCAAGGTGCTACCAAAGTATTTCAAGCATTGGATAAGTTTGCTAAACGTCATACACAAAAAGCTAAAGACTTTACTGCTGCTTATGCAGTTGCTCAGATCCCACGTAGAGAACGTACTGCCGATCAACAAGCAATCTTAGATAATGTTAATATGAACTACCCTAACAAAGATGCTACTAAGCAGACAATACACCCAGGTACTCCAGTAAACTTAATAGAAACTGTAGGCCATGAGGCTAATGCTTTACAAGATGCAGTTAAGTATGCACAGGGAAGTATTGATTACATGTTAGAAGGTACTACTGAGGCTTCACAGGAAGCTCCTGTAGCAGAAACTCAAGAAACTGATGCAGTTGAGTCAGTTCAAGAAGATAAAGCTGCTGAAGAAGTTACAGGGCCAGTTAGTGAAACTATAGAGGAGATTGCCAATGAAGAAACAAGTTCAACAGAGAGTACAGCGCCAGAACAGAATGATGTTCAGGTTGAAGAAGTTAGAACGACTGAACCAGCTAATGAAGAAAGCAGAGAAGTTCAACAACCAGAAGTAACTACTACTGAGCGTATTGATGCTGCATTAGAAGCTGGGTCAACACAAGAAGCTGCTGACTTAATAAATCAAGCAGAGTTTGAGCAGTATGGTGATACTGGTACTAAATTAAAATTGTTTGCAAAAGGTGAATATCTTCAAGGTTTTGTTGAACCTAAGTCTAAAGAAGATAAAAATTCAGTAATAGAAGCTTACCCAAATAAAGAAGCTAGATATAAAGCTTTCTTGAAAGAGAACTTAGTATCTAAGTACTTCCGAGTTAAAGGTAAAGTAGGTAGAACTCTTAACCCAATAACTCAAGTGGATAACTTAATGGAAGATATACTAGATAATGCTAATGATCTGATTACACGTTACACTGAAATTAAAGAAGTTCGTAGTAATCATATTGATCTTTTATCAAACTTGAAAGACCATCATACTGACTTTAGCGATAGCTTAAAGAATGTTTATAGTACTAAAGATGTTAAACGTAACCAGAATATGGTTCGTTACTTTGAAGATAGTGAAGG